TTTTGGTGCCAGTAAAGCTCCAACTGCAGCGCCGGTCATACCAGAGGCCAGATTAAATCCCTCATTTTCAAAAAGTGCTCCGCCTGTTAGGGGTGTATAATTTCCTGTAAATTTAGTTTTCATCGATCCAGGTGGAATATATAATGCTATATCAGAAGTGTCATTACCATTTACTTTCGTGTTTTTTCTGGAATATGGTTTAGCATGAAATAAAATAAAATTTTGAGAATCGCCATTCATATCTCCCAAAGATAATGGATATTTCATTACACTCTTACTAGATTGGTCAGTGACTGACATCGCGAGTTTATTCATGTTATTTGGATCTGACATTTTGCTTTTCTTTCTAAATATAAATGTATCTTAAAAAAACTATTCATTTCTATTTATATGGCATACAAAGGAAAATACAAACCAAAGAATCCTAATAAATATAAGGGTAATCCCACAAAGATTATTTATAGGTCTGGTTGGGAAAGAAAAGTGATGGAAAAGTTGGATTTAAGCTCTCAAGTAGAACAATGGGCATCAGAAGAAATCATAATTCCTTATAGATCACCGGTTGATAGAAAAATTCATCGCTATTTTCCGGATTTTTGGGTTAAGTTTGCGAATAAAAAGGTCGTAATTATCGAAGTCAAGCCTAACAAAGAGACAAAACCGCCCAAAATGAAGGAAAAATCGAGAAAATTCATCAGGGAAGCCAAAAAATGGGGCGTAAATGAGGCGAAATGGAAAGCCGCGACCGAATTTTGTAAAAATAGTGGATGGAATTTCATAATTCTAGATGAATATGACTTAGGAATCAGAAAAAAAAGGAAAAATGGCGGAAACACCGAAAAATAGTGGAAATTTAGTAGATATTTTACAAGATGTGATAAAAAGGAAAAAAATTCCGCAAGAAAATATAAAATCTGCTCAATGGTTACAAAATAAAATTAGAAATTTTAGAAGAAATTTAAATGTTAAATTAGATGACTCTAGTATGACCGCTGATCAGTTTATGGAAGGGTCTAATTTGATACAAAAGAGAAGAATGACCAAAGCTAGATTAACATTATTCTCATATAAAGCAAAACATGAAAAAACTTTACCATATTATGACAGATTTCCCCTATCAATGATCATAAGTAAAGAAGTTGATGGATTTATAGGATTAAATTTTCATTATTTACCATATCAACATAGAGCAAGACTATTAGATGCTGTTGCATTTGGAAATATAATTAATTGGAATACATTAAAAAGAAATAAAGTGACTCGCCCATGTATTAAAAGATATTTAATGAGTCATGTTCAAGGAGCAAATGGTATGGTAATAGAAGGAATTGAACAATTAAAATTTGCAATATTTTTACCAATAGAACGGTTTAATACCAGAAAAGAAAAAGTCTGGGAAGATTCACAAAGGATAATATAATGCCAGCAGGATTTAAAAACGCAGAACATTTTGTTGCAGCAATAAACAAGCATAAAGGCCCCGCAAAGGCAAATAAATATCAATTCTTAGGTCCATTTTCAAGTGGTACAAGTAACCTTATAGCAGACCTTTCTCGACAATTAAAGATTGATGTAAAGGATTTTAAATATTTCTGTGATGCAACAAATTTACCTGGGCGGAACTTAGCGACCGTAGAATTTAGAACAGGTAGTGTATCTAGATCATATATTCACTCTAATAATTTTAATCCAACAATTAATTTATCTTTTATATTAACAGATGACATGTTTATTAAAAAACTTTTTGATGCATGGATGGATACAATCCTGCCCCTCACTGACGCGTCACTTGAGAGTTATATGAAGCAAAACTTAGAGCGTTATCCTAATGATTATTGTGGAAATTTTCATATAAAAAAACTTGCGTCGGACTTATCTAGTAACGTGACTGACGGTTCTACAGTTAAGGACGATTATCATGTAGAGATAATGGAAGCATTTCCCAAACAAATTAATCCTGTTGCATTAACTTACGGTTCTCAGGATATATTAAAATTACAAGTCGTGATGGCCTATTCCCGGTGGAGAATAATACGGAGTGATGGGCTTATTAGGGACCAATTTGGTCTTTAAAATAATAATTATATAATTAGGAGATATTATGGGTTTACCTAAGATTGATATTGCAACATTTAGCACTACTCAACCTTCCTCAAAAAATAAAAAACTTACATTTAGACCATTTTTAGTAAAAGAAGAAAAAATACTAATGATGGCAATGCAGGGAGAAAATTTAGAAGAACAAATAACTGCAATTAAACAAATTATAAACAATTGTTCACAACAAGAATTTGATGTTGATACAATTCCCTTATTTGATTTAGAATGGATATTTTTACAATTAAGAATACATTCCGTTGGAGATCAATTAAATTTAAAATTTAAACACAGAGATGGAAAAAATACCAATGATGTAGAATGTGACCATGTATCAGATATAAAATTAGATCTAAAAGAAGTTGAAATGGTATATGATAAATCACATAATAAAGAAATTGAAATAAATGATAAAATTACTATATTTCTAAAATATCCAAATATAGAAACTGCGGGTAAAATCAAAAATACTGAAGATGCTGAAGGTATTATAGACTTTTTATCCTCAGGAATAGAATTTATTAAAGATGATGAAAAAATGTATGAAACAAAAGATTTTACACAAGAAGAAATAATAGAATTTTTTGAACAATTTAATCAACAACAAATGCTTAAAATTCAAAACTTTTATCGAACTCAACCTATAATACAACATGAAATAAATTATACTTGTGAAAAATGTAGTGGAGAAGAAAATGTTATTCTTAGGGGCTTACAGGATTTTTTAGAATAACTCTTTCTCATGATTCTTTAGAGTCTCATTTTTTGGTTAATTTCGCATTAGTCCAACATCATAAATACTCTTTAACAGAGTTAAATGAGATGATTCCTTGGGAAAGACAAATTTATATTGAATTATTAAAAAATTGGATACAAGAACAAGAAACTGAAGCTAAACAAAGAGAAGCAGAAAGAGGTTAATGGCACAAGCACCGAAACCAGCTGGAGGAAGACGACCAGGACAATTTGGTACAACAGAACTTCGATTAGGAAGAGCGTCTGGTATTGGAGAATTTTATGATGTTTTAGAAGACGCGACCGCCAGAAGATTAGAAAGAACTATACGTGGATATGCACACGCCGCAGTAAGTGCCGCAGTTTCCCCATTACCAGCATTTTTACAAGCTGGTATATATGATGCCGTTGCTCATCCTTTTCGTGGTAGAGAAGACGGAGGAGCTACTCAAGAGGATGTTCCCCAAGATCCATCTTCGTCTATAACAACAAGGGGTTCTGAAGGTGCTGGTGGTATTGCTAATGATGGAGGAACAGCTGTCAGAGTAGCGACTGAAATTGGAATGGAAGGGAGTCGGATTCCGGTATGGCAAAGTAATTTAGAAAAATTATTTAAAGTTCCCTTACCTGTTACATTTAGAAAACAAGCATTAAACTTATTAGAAACAGAAAGAGAAAAAGGACCAGAAAAAGTAAAAGAAGAAAAGAGTGAAGAAGAAGAAAAAGTATCGTCCGGTATCTTTGGCACTCTTTTAAGTGGACTTGGTTCTATAGGAAAATTTCTATTGGGCCCTCTTATGAAAACGTTGGGAATTATTGGATTAGGTGCTATGAGATTTGCGGGAGGTCTTGGTATTATAGGTCTAATAGGAAGTTTGGTATTTAGTAAAGAAATTGTAGATCAATTTAGATTAGATTTTGCAAAAGAAGCGAAAAATTTGGGAGCAAATAGTGGATGGGGAGCAAGAGTAACAAAATTTCTTGGTGGTGGCACAGAAAACGGTAAATCTTTTGCTGATGCAGCTCAATTAGGTATTACCGGAGGCGCGGTCACAGGCTTAGCAGGCTTGATGGTGGGTGGACCGTGGGGTGCTTTAATCGGATTCTTATTGGGAACTGCACTTGTTGGAGTCGGTGCAGCTTTAGGAGAAGCAAGACTCACTCAGGGTACAAATTTTATTACAACGTGGTGGGAAAAGACTTGGGATAGTGCACGAAAAGAATGGGAAAAGGCTGAACAAGTTCAACTCAACAAACAATTAGATCAATTGCAAAAAAGAAAAGAATCTGGAAAAGTCACAGGATTCGAACTATTAAAACTTAATAAACAAATAAGAGAAACGGAAAGACTAATTTTTCAATCTAGATTACAAGAATTAAAATCATGGCAAGGGGAACTTGATAATCAATATGCAGAAGCTGGAGAAAGAATTAGAGTTAGTAATATGATGAGTACAAAATTGACACAACTTAGTAAGGATATAAGCAGTGCAAAAGAAGGTGAAGATATTAATATGATTTTAGATAAATTTATGGATGAGAATTTTGGACTCATGAATCCTGATGATAAAGTAATATTTCAAGATATAATGAAAGATGTTGGGCTATCTGAAGATTCAACTAAAGATCAGGTGACTAAAGCTTTAGCCGAGAAATATGGAAATTTAGCTGGGCCGCTAGGAACTTTAATGTCGAAATTTGGTGGTAGTGATTATTTGGTAGATGTATTTGGAGAGGGGCCTGATGCGACAAAAGAAATGACACTTGAAAGCTTAAATACTGTGATCAAGTATTTTAAGGCAAAGGAAAGAAAGGATATAGAATGGCGGAAAGGTTTAGGGGGGGGCGCTCTTGAACAGCATGAGATAGATAAAGTCCGAAAATTGTTGAAACAAGACATTAAAGATCAAAATCTCGGTTCGCTAATGCTTGATGAGTCTAATATGATAGCTCAAACGAGTAATCTTACAAACGCTTCTGATTTCGCTGCTTCCGCTGGCGGGATTTGGTCAGGTATGAAACCATACACAGATGGAACTATGGGAATTAGTTCTCATAATATCGAC